GGCAGGATAACCACGTTTTTCACCTTTAGAGCGACCACAAGGTTTACCAGTTTTAACATCAACCCAATTTTCCTCAAACCAACGTGTTAAACCACCTTTGGCTCTTGGGTTAGGCTTGCTTTTTCTTCTTTGTGGCACTTTTCTTTCTTGTAGTAGGTTTTTTCTTCGTAGAAGATTTCTTTTTTGCAGTTGGTTTCTTCTTTAATACTTTATACTTTCCGCCACGTTTTTTGTATTCTTGAACAAGCCAAGCATTAGCATAAGCAGAAGGGTAAACAGGAAACTTACGTTCTGCTGCTCTTTTTACTCTTTCATAGAGTTCTTCATCTACAGGAACATTCACCACGTTTTTTACCTCCTTTTTTCTTCTTTTTCTTTTTCTTCATTCCAGTGTGATAAGGCATAAACAAAAGAGTAACTTAATATATTCTAAACGCAGTCTGCCCTAATGTCTCAGGTTTCGCTAAATTAAACTGCTGCAAACAAAGATAACCAAAAGCATCAAACGCATGATCTACACCCAGATTCTTATTAGGTAAACCTGTATTAGGTGCATAAGTTAAAGTCCTAAGTGCTTTTATCAATTCTTTACAACGAGGATGTATTAATGTTCTCCTGTCACCATTAGCATCAAACAGGGCAGTATTGACAGCAGTGATCTTATCTCTGATCTTCCAGGGGCTTCTAGGGCTCATAACAGTAAAACCACTACGTCTTAGTATCGTATGATCCGTTACACCAACCCCACTTGTCTTTCTTGCACTTCCAGTGGGGTCTGGACAAGCAATAATTCTACGGTCAACTCCATATCTCCTGGTAACTTCTTCTGCAAAGTCCCATGTGGTGGCACCTCCTGTAAGCATAATTTCATCAAAAACATACAAGGTGTCGTTATGTTTAACAGCACAGATTCCTGCCATAGGGTCAACGTTAAAATCCAACCCAATTAACAAGGGAAGCATGTGTAAATCCTGTACTTCCTTATTAATATTCTCATCAGCAAAACTTACAGCTACCAAACCAGTAAGATTTTCAAAACTTGCTTCAAATTCCTGTCTAAACGTCCTCGCATCTAATTGACTCCTGGCAGCTTCAACTTCTTCTTCTACAACATTACCCCCCTCTATCGTAGTAAAACTCCACCTTTGCCAATCATCCCATTCCTTTTCTCCGCAATAACACCACATATCATAAAACCAGCTAGCAGTTCCATCTGGAGTAGAAATAAACAGTGCCCATCCTTGTTTGTCTGCTAATGCAGGTCTAATAACTTCAGCCCATACATCTCTATCCATAAATGCTGCCTCGTCCAATACAACACCAGCCAGACTCCTACCTCTCAATGCCATCGCATTTTCAGTTCCCTTCAATTCAATACTTGATCCATTAATTAAATCTAGTCTCAAATCTGTCTCATTCTTACTTTTAACCCACGTTCTCGGTGTCAACCTTTTCAATTCCTTCCACGCAATGTCCTTAGCCATCCTATAAGTTGGCGCACAATAGAAATAAACCTCATTCGGCCTATTAATAGCTCCTCTGAGTAGTTCTATACAACTCAGATAACTCTTTCCAAACCTTCTTCCAGCTACCAGCACTCTAAATCTCTTATCACTATTAAAAACCTCTCCCTGTGCATACCGCAAACTTATCTCATTCTTTTTTTCACCGCTCACAACCATGAAATTAACAAAAAATACAACTCGTACCCCCTATTTATAGCCTATTTACTTACTTTTAAGTTATCATTCACTTAAATACACCCAAAAACATCGTGGTTTCATCTACATTTCCTGCCGATCAACCATTAGAAGATTCTAAACCTAAAAGAAATATTCATTTTCGTGCTCGCACCTCTGCACAAAACGTACAATTACGTTCCCAACGTCTATATTCCCGCCAGCTAGAAGGTAAAACAACAAGAGCCCTAGTCCTAGAACATTCTAAAATTGAAGGCATATCTGAAGTAACAGCCTGGCAAGATTGGAAAAAAGTTAAACAATGGAACAAGGAAGATTGGGAAAAAGATAGAGAAACTCTCCTCCCCAGACTTCAAGCAATGCGTATCCGTCTATTCAACAAAGCAGTCAAAAAAGGTCAGCTTCAAACCGCAGCTCAAATACTAGATTCCCTAGGCAAAGTAATTGGTGAATCCGTTGAAACAGTCAACATTCAAGCTCCAGAACTATCCATAAAGGTAGAACCAAAAAATTAAACGAAATATATTTAAGTTTCCCGTGTGTGTATGTCGAGTCAAAAATTTTACAACTAGCCCCCCAGGTACAAAAAAATTAGATTTAATAAAATTTTAGATTAGCTCTCTATAGGTCACACACGTACGTGTAAGACACTTTATTGTGATTCGGATAGTAGAAGATGTCACTAGCCCGCAAGTGTCTCAGATAGCCTTGTAGCCTTAACTCTCGCACTTGATAATCTTGTATCTCAAAAATATCATCAAGTTCAGTATCTAGAGTCTCAATACTCATAGATCTACAATCATCACTAAAATCTTTATTAATAAACATTATGCTACCTCTACAGTTTTGACAGAGTACCTATAAGCACCATATTCATTATCAAGCTTTGTTGCTTTGTTACTAGCTCTCATTCTTGTGGAATAAGTACCAACAACATAGGGATCTGTAACAGAATCACCAATAAAAACAACCTGGAATTTAGTTTTTGTTTTGATGTAGTTTAAGTTAGTCATTTGTAAGATTTAATTATCCTTATATTAAACTAATATTATTATTATGTCATGTAAATATGATACAACTATTAGTAAACAAATATTGGTATAAGAATATGTTTATCGCTATAATAATAATAAGCCTAGTTATCTTTATTTTTGTTTATTACCTAACTAAGTTTTTGATTCTCTCGTATTATTACATCACTGACTCAAAAATACTTTTCTAGGTTTATTCATTTACAGATCACTATTGCTTTACATAAGAAAATTATTTCAAATCTTACAAAAATGAAAAACCTATTTTTATTTCTTTCAATTGGATCAATAGGGCTGATTAGTTCTATTGGATCAGGTCTAAACAAGTCAACATTAAACCAGTGTATTAATAATAATGATAATTCTGCATGTGAATATTTATTAACTAATGGAAGTAAATTTCAACAAGTCCAGGCAAGGAAAGTTTTATTAATTCGAGGTCTTTAATTATGGAACTATTAATTTTAATTGGTGGTATTTATTCTTTGTACCAGGTAGGCTATGCGATAGCTTGCGAAATAGATTATAGAGAATCAAACAAGAAGAGGTATTAAATTATGTTTTTAAACAAATGGGAACAAGACATTTTTAAATCTTATGTTCAAGTCAGTGACGACAATTCTAGGTTACATCAAGAAAATTTAGAATTAAAAGATGAGATAAGAAAATTAAAATTGAGAATAGAGAATGATAAAAAGTTGTATAAATTGCAGTTAGAACAAATAAAAGTAAAATGATTAATTCTTTAAGCTTATTAAAAAAACTAATAAAAACTAATAAGCTTAAAAAATTGATCTATTTATATAGATTAATTTATTAAAAATCTTACTTAAAAAAATTATTATGTCAGCACACTTAGTTGATCAAGACTGTATTAATGCACTAGCGACTTTTTGGTATGAATACCACAAAACGCCAGGTAATGAAAGTCCACAACAAGCATTAGAAAGAGCTTTTTTAATTGCTAAAGAAGAAATTTCTTTAAAAGAAGATTATTTCGAGAATCAAAACGAAATAAGATATAGAGCAATTAAATTAATTGAAGCTCAACAAGATTGTTATAAAGGGTTAGCAAGTTGTAGAGTTATATTCGATATTTTATTAAATGAAAATGTAAGAAGTTTACAGGCTCATTATCCTAACGATATAAAAGAACCTTTAGAAAATAGAATATGGTTTAATGAATATGATTTCAAGAAGTCATCAACAGTGGTTAAGTGGGTATCTGATAGAGATCCAAAAGGGCTTTTAATGTTATGGCAGATGTTGAAAGGTTGGGAGTATCAAAGTTGTGAACATTTTGAATTTATAAATTCTGTAGCTTATCAGATTAAACAACAAATACAAGATGGAATATTGAATATGCTTCAAAAGAAATTTTGTATTAATGATCAAGATAATGTGTGGACAAGTTGGGAAGATCCACAACTTGATAATCACATTGTTTGCATAAGTGATATGTTTGCATAATGGATTATTTAATTCCTTATTACTCAGGTGATGTAATGCCAAAAGATTTTCAAGAATGGTTAAAAACTTTACCTAAGAAATATATTTATCAAATGAATAGTATTTCAAAGGATAGAGCAACATATACCTTTTTTATAGATCAAGAAGAAGAGTCTTAAAAAATAAGACTCTTTTTTTATGTTTTATTAATAAATAACTTGCAATATAAACTAATATACTGATATAATTCTAATAGTTTATACTTCAAATCTTATTAACAATGAAAGAATCATTAAAGGCCGACATTAAAGGCCAAAAACCAAAACTAACAAATGAATCCATTAAAAGGTTAAGAGTCTTTAAATTAGATGATTCAGAGTTAAATCATCTATTAAATTCTTTAATCTTTACCAGGGATCACTATCAAAGTTTCAAGAATGAGAGTAATGAAGCAATAGATGAAAGTTTATTTGATTCAATGATTAAAGAAGTCGTAGGCACTTATAAGGAGGAATATTAATTATGACATTATTTCAAACAACTATTGATGATGAAAGAATGATTCCAATTTTATTAGACCATGATTGGATTATTAAACAGACTACCTACTGCAAGTTAGTTTCATGTAATGCTGAAGTATATAAACAGTTAAAAAAGAAATATTTAAATAAAAATAGTATTTACTATGAATCATTTAAAAACTACAAAAAAGGTAATTAATAATGATTATTAAATCAAATAGCACGTTTTCATTAGTGAAGACAATAACTGATCAACTTTTATTAGTTGTTAATAGTGATACTCCAGGTCGTCCATTAAGAATATGGCACATATCACAAAAGAATGAAGCAATAAAAGAATTTGAGAGGATAACAAAATGAATAATACATATTATGTTTATGGCACTTACATAGAAAGAAATAGATATAAATTTAAAAATAAAAAGGATGCTGAAAAGTTTATAAAATACGCTAATAAAGAATGTAAAAGTTCTATTGATTGGATATTTTTTGAAGAAAGTATCAAAGAAGAAATAGAAACAGATAAGGATACACTTTTAGGAATATCAGATAATTATAATATATTTCAAAATATAGCTAAAGAAAGTTATCACATATCAAAGCCAATTAAAGCTACAAGTTTATGGAATAGGTTACAACATTATTGTTTCTTTTTTTTCAAAATAAACAAGATAAGTAAATGGTGTAATTATTCAAATAAATATTGGAGCGATTATATCCCATTTAAAAAAGGAGAATAACAAAATGAATAAATTAGAAACAACAATACCTTTTGATGGTTTTTATAACTCTTTCATTAGTGCTGATATAGAGAATGAAATAGATTCTCTAACTCAATATTATTCAGAATCTTATGAACTTAATGATAATGATGAACAATTATTATCTAATAGCTTTTTAAGTGTTAATAATAATAATTTTTACAATGAAATATGTAAAGACTATGTAAGTTTTTATATAAATAAATTTAATGAAAGATCAAAAGATTTTACATTAAAGGGAACTTATAAATGTTTTATTAGTCCTAAAGAATACAACTTTGAAACTGATAGAGTTTTTATAGAAATAGAAGAAAATCATTGTATAGATTTTATTAAATATATAATTAAAAACTATAAAAAAGAATTGGATAATAAGATTAAAGAAAGATTTACAAGTAGATCAGGATTTAGTTCTTTTTATAAAAATAGTTTAGATTTATGGCCTAAAGATTATTCAGAATGGGATCATAACCAAATTGGAACTTGTTTTGAATTATTTGATTTAGAAGAAGAAGATATAAATTATTCTTTAAGAGAATATTTAAATGAAACAATAATGGAAAATTTAGGTAATACGTTAGGTCAAGAAGGTATTGATTTACTAGATAGGAAACAAAAAGAGAAAGATAAAAAAGAATTAATGGATAAACAACAACTAAAACTAAATTTTATTTAATTATGAAACACATTATTGCTATGAATTGCAGAATAAACCAGTTAACTGAAGAACATCAAGTAACTATTATACGCTTAATAAATCATTTAGCTTCACATAGATATGAATATCAGGTTCATGCTATAAATCGCATTGAAAAGATAAGTAATGAAAATCCATATTGTGATGATATAGAGGGTTTTAAAAAATTAACAATGGATTTAGAGGAAATAGAAGAATGAAAATTTATCATAAGAAAGATATAGATAATTTTATGAATAAATTTTATCTAGAAACAATAAATGAGGTTAAAAGATAATGGTAAATATAAATCCGAATAGAGAATCATGTATGGAATACATGAAAGAATTAATTAGAAAAGAATTATCAAAAACTGAAATTATTAAAGAGTGTATTAAAGGGTTTGAAGGTGTTGATAAAAGTACCTTTTATGATTGGTATGAGATTGTTATTGAACAACAAGATATTCAATCATGGCAAGAAGATAATCGTATCGAAATAATAGATAAAAGGGCTGATAAAATTAACTTAAAACATCAGATATATTTAGATCAAAAAAAGATATATAGCGATATTAATTCTGGTATAGAAGAAAAAGAAAAAGCAATGAATATATTATTATCTCACTTTTTAAAACGGGTGGAATAATTAACTGGCATTAAATATTTAAGTAAGACCAGTTTAAATCAAAACCGAAAATTCGTTACCGAAAATGAATTACAAAACAAAAGAAGATTTAGAAATTGCAAGTATGAATCTTAAAGAAGATTTTGATATGGTGATTTCTTTTATCAAGACTACAAAAGATTTAGAGGTAGTCAGTGAAGCTATTACAAAAGCTTTTAAATGCGTACCTAATGCTCAAAAATTACCTTCAGTTTCAAATGAAGCAGAAGAGAATCAAAGGGCAGCAATGAAAAAATTTGATGATTTTTTAGGAGGATTAGATGACTGATTCATTTTTAAGAGATCATCAACCAGGTATAGATCGTATGCATGAAGAAAATGCAATAAATGATCTAAGAAATGCTGGTATATATTCCGAAGTGGAAGAACCAGAAATAGATGAAGATTATGAAGATTATGAACCTACTGATTATGAAATGATGAGTAGTTTTGGAACTAAATGGCATGATGAATTATGAGTGATATAAACAATGATTCATTAAAAGAACAACTGTATGATGAAGCTTGGATTGATTATATGGTTGCTAATAATCTTACTCAAGATGAGTTAGATGCTATAGATCAGGATTCTGAACTTGGGTATTTGCCTGAGATAGCAGAAGAAGCAGAGAGAAGATTTGAGGACTTATCACAATGAGAATAGAATCTTTCACAAAAAATGAGTGGTTAGAAATTGCAGAGATAATTTCTCTTTATTGCCCTAGTGAACCAGTAATAGAAAGATTAATAACAGAAATAAATGATAAAA